GAAAGGGTTAAGCGAGTTATTTGGTTAGGGGTGATGTTTTGGTAGTTAGGGATGAAAAGGTAAGTTGGGGAAGCGGAGGAGAAAGTTGGGGCTGGGGTTGTGATTAGGTGGTGGGGAGTTGGTGGGGTTATTCCTTCTATTGGAACTCTAAAGACAGTATCATCACCATAACCAGCTATATAGGTATAACCATAGGAATCTCTAGTAGCATTTCTAGGCTTAAGACCTACGATACTTGACGTTAAAACTACCCCAGCTAAGCTAACTTCCTTATAAGTATGGTCACTTGTTGAGGTAACTCCTAGTGTATTTGTATCAGAGAAGTAAGTTACATAAGCTAAGGCATCTGATAATGTATAAGTGTTAGTTATTACCCCCGTTGTTTTATTAATCTTAAGAAGTTTCCCACCATTAGTCACCCAACCTGTATAGATAAATTGCTGTGTTCCTTGTAAAGTTACCCAAAGGTCAACACCATCAAAGGCTGCCCCTACTGGGGCAGTTCCAATGCTATAACTTCCAACAATAGTTCCAGAAGTATTAAGTTTAATTAGCAGATTAGCTGTATATAAGGTTGCCCATACTGAAGTTCCGTCAAATGTCATACTTAAAATATCAGAAGATACATTAAGTGTTACTAGGATAGTTCCAGTAGTGCTAATTTTATAGATAATACCCTTGTGACTATCACCTACCCATAGGTTAGTACCATCGAATAGGATGGTTTGCAAGCCTGCCCCTAGTAAATAGTGCGCTACAAAAGTTCCATCTAAATTTAGCTTCGTAACACCCGTTTTGTTAAGACTTATTAGGTATAGATAAGTACCATCAGTTGCCATACCTATGGTAAAGTCAGAAGTAGGTGTGCTAACTATAGTTGCAGTAGAGCTAATGTCACCTGTTGTAGTTCCTAAGATTGCTGGTTCATACTTTTCAATATAACCACCAGTATTAGTTACCCAAACAATATCATTAGCATCAGTTAAGCTGAACCATTTTCTTCCTAAAGTATAGGAAGGGGGTGGTAAGAATTGAGTTTCCCCCAGCTTACCTCTAGGTTTATATATAGAAATCATCTTAAGCACTCTCTAGGATAGATAATGTACCTGCTGTACTTACTGCAATAGCGGCAACTTTAGTAGAACTAGAAGTTACAAACAGTGGATACGATGGAATACCAGCGGCTAGAAAGAAACTTGGAGCATCTAAAGTTGCTGTTGGAGCAGTTCCTACATGAACCCAGCAATCTACAGTAGAAGTTAATACAATTCTTGTAGTACTACTAGAGACTACATCAGAACTTGTAGAGGTTGCCCCAACTGCTATAGCTTGGCTAGTAATAAAGGATACCATCTGGGTAGCCATATCTGCTAGAATATAGGCATTAGTATTTTCTACGGTTGCTTGTAAGGTAGCAATACTAGCTAGTATAGCTGCATCTGCTACTGCCACAGCCGTAGCTCTTAACTCCGTATTAGTCAGCCCACCCGTAGCAACAGTACCAGTAACTGCCACTGAACTTACTCCATAAGGTACTGGTGTTCCTGTAATAGTATAGGCACTACCGTCAGCTAGTTTCCAATTAGTTAAAACTGGTGGGGTATCTGCTGAAACTCTTTTAAAAAATAAAGTTCCATCAGTATCTTGCATTACGATGTTATCTACAGTTGCAACTGTGGAGCCACCGCCAGAACCTCCTAAATCTGCTTTTGTTATAAATTCAACACCACCATCACCTGTTTGGATAGTTGAGCCAGTTTGTTTTACTGCTAGTAAGACTGTTTGCATTGTAGTTCCTTATTGGTAAAAAAGAAAGCGTTAGTATTGGTAATAGCTGAGTATAAATGAAATTAATAGACAATAGTAGCTATAGACTTTATAAATATAAAAATCTTGCTTTAAGTATAGTTGTTGTTGCTGTACTAGACATTTCTAAACTAGACATACCTGCTTGAACTGTTTTTTGGTTTAAATACCATGTTGCTTTAGTTGTTAAAAGCATATCCAAGTCTCTATAGAAGCCACCTCTAACTTGTGCAGCACCTATAGGTTGCAAAGATGACATACCTTCGGTCATCCGTTTCTCACTTTCTGTATTGTTTGCTGTTGATAAAGTTACATAAGTATCAAGTAGAGCTACAGCTGCTAAAGTAGCTAGTACTCTATAACCACCACTAATGCTAACATTAAATGCCCCGATTGGGATATTGATTGATGATATGTTGTACCAAGTCGTAGCCGTTGGGGTATTCGTTGTTGTGTTAGTTGTAAGTTCAACTACAACATCCCATTTTTGTGGATTTAGTGGAAAACCAAACGGGGCTTTATTACTACTAAAAGAAGGTAGTGTAATTGCTGCATTAGCTAGTGTATAATCAGTACCGCCGTATAAGGTTATAGGGGTAACTCCCCCAGAATAAGCTCCGATAGCAGTTACCACAAAATACTTAACGGTAGTTTGGGTTAGTCTTATTCGGTACCCTAGACCTATATAGCTAGTAGCATCTCCGGTCATATTCATAACAAAAGTAGGGCTGTCGGCTGATACATAAGCACAAGCCCCTAAGGCTATCCAACCAGATATATCATACCCCCCTAAGTAAGTTGGAGAGGCTACAGGCAATCCTGCTGCATTTGTTAGGTTTACTGCACTAGGAGTCCCTAAGTTTGGTGTTATTAAAGATAGATTAACATAACTCTGTAAGTTTGTAGCGTTACCAGCGATAAGATTAGTAGCATTACCATTGCAATTAGTTAAGTTACCACTTGCTGGAGTCCCTAAGGTTGGTGTAGTAAGATTTGGGCTAGTAGAAAGCACTAGGCTACCAGAACCAGTTGAAGTGTTTACCCCAGACCCTCCATTAGCTACTGGAAGTATTCCTTCTACTTGGGACGTTAGGTTGATTCCAGTTAAGTTACCTCCTAGTGTTAGGTTTCCACCAGTTCCAGTAGCATTACCTGTTAGAGTCATACCATTAATAGTACCATTACCTTGTACAAAAGAAAGGTTACTTGTTCCTTTATTATTAAAAGTGTTCCAATCAGTAGCAGTTAAAGCACCTGCTTGTGTAGAATTTGCAGTATTAATACTAATATTAGGAGAACTACCACCACTAATAACTATAGGACTTGTTGCATTTATAGTTGAAATACCGCTTATATTAGCTATTGTATCTTGTAAAGCTTCAATGTCAGTCTTTGCGGCTGCAAAGTTAGCTCTAAGCTCAGCTGAACTTACCAAACTATTAGTTACTGGGATTGTAATATTAATTGTACTTGCCATGAGTATCTCCGTTAAAATTGTAGTGGCGAATAGCCATCATAGTATACATTAGAATCATAACGACCACCAGTATCATATCTGGTTTCAGCAAAACTAAAGGTAACACCTTTACTAGGTAAATCTAGTGAACTTATAGCTGTTATAGTGAAGAAATAAGTTACATTAGGCGGAATAACTTGTGCAATGAAGTCTAAACTTTTAGTAGTAGTGGTAGCTGTTCCAGAAGTTCCGTATGATGTTGTGTAATCTACTTGATAAGTATAACTTCGCCCGGCAATTTGGGTGTGTTCCCAAGTTACAACAAAGTGTTTATTCGTTATATCAGCTAGGTTTGTTAAATCTTGTAACTGTATATTACTAACGGCAGTAGTTTTACCCCTACTAACTTCAACAAAATTATTAGTGCTTGGTAGTGTGACTACTTGCTCAATGAAATCGTATTTTCTAGCATCATACTTAGTAGCTTCTATTAGATAAACATTATCTTCTTTGGTAATATTGGTTACTTTATAGGGTGTAGTTCTTTCAGATTTTTGAATAAATAGACTTTGTTCAATTAGTTCAAGCGTACCAGTATAATCTGCTGATACTTCGGTAAGAGTCCCAGTAACTTCATTAAGCATTAATTCTATTAAAGTTCCATCGGACTTATAAACCATTAAGGTAGTTATACCAGCTAAAGTAATAGCCCTGTCTAATACTAGGCTAATGCCAACAGGGCTGGCTATATAACTAACTACTCTTCCAGTCTCAATTGTATCAAATAAATTACTATCATGGATTCTTATCAAACTTCCTTTATGTAACATCACTGCTTCTATAAGGCACCTGAACTGAACTATTCCATCACCCTCTAAGTCAATCATAAGAGAGTCCCATAGAAGGTTTCTACCTTTACGAACTCCAGCAGATATACTAGCACATCCAAGCATTAAGAAGTCTGAACTTGTATAGCCATAAAGTGAAACAAAATGCCCTCTAGTAAGTCCAAGAAAGTCTTCCAGTTCGTCCACTAATACAGTAATTGTCCTAGTTCTGTTCCTATTATCAATCTCTTGTATAGTTACATTTATCTGTGTATTATTATCGGTAATATCTGCACTGGCATATTCAAACAAACCCTCTTGAACATTTTGGTTAGTAAAGACTAAGCTTTGGTTAATCTCTGTAGTAGAGAATCTTCTATCCCATACAATAGAAACTAACCCACCATATTCAATTAGTTCTGCATTGCCAACGGTAAGTAAATCATCCCTAGCAATCTTAGCATCTTTTCTTTCGATAAATTGTCTATTAAGTGTATATCTTCTTTCAGTTAAAGTAGCAGAACTAGGAGTTTCCTTATAGGAAAGTAATTCATCACAATATCTTGCATATTCTTCAAAAGTAAAATGCGCAAGATGTACCTTTGGAATATCACAACCACGGGGATACCGAATACCATCAACTTCAAAAAACAACCAATCACTTAAGAAGTTATAGATAACCCAACTTAAGTTATTATTATATTGGTAAGTTGGTATTCCTGCTAAAGTATGGAACGTGCCATCCCAAGTTAACCTAGCGGGGTCAGTTGGTGATACATAAGTAGTTCCATTGCTATATAAACCATTCAAAGCATCATAATAGTCACTTGTTGGTAACATTAACTTCACACCAGAACCTCTAATAGATATAGTTGGTATCCTATTAGAGACTTCGGAAGCATCTTCCAAGCGTATAGCTATTAAAGCTGAACCTGTATAGTTACTGATATTCTCTACACTATAATAAGTAATATGAGGTACAGACATAACGACTGTATTTGCCAACGGGAAAGCTGATAGATTGCTATGAGCTATCTTAACTCCCCATTCATGGTCACCCGTATTACTAACAGGTCTATAAACTCTAAAGGTTGCTTGATATTGTCCATCACTTTTACCAACTATATTTTGTGTAGACACAAGAGTATAACTTGGAGCTACATAACTATCAGAAGTCGAAAGGTTAAAAAATAACATAGCATAGACAGAATCACCTTCGACAGTATTATGCACTACTTGACTAAAGTTTACAGCAATATCTACATATTCGTAGTCCCCAGAGATTGGTCTAACCACTCCAGCAGGGTCTTCAAAAGGTAACGGTACCTCAACACCTTCTGTTAAAGAAGTAGAGTTTAGATGCGCAATACTTCCTTGATTAACTTCCCCACGAGTAAAACTCCAACTAGCTGTAAACTCTTTAATGCTAACATCATCAATATAGATGTCTTCTATATTGGTAATCTCCCCCTCACTAACTACAAATAATAAGTAAAGAGCTTGAGTAGTCTTTAAATTAGCTGGGTAGCTAACTGGTTTAGCTGGTGCGCTACCACCTTCACCATATAATCTTGGTAAAGTTTTCATACAAATCTCATCCAATTAGAAGGATAGTTCATTCCTTCTGGGAAAGTTGCAATAGGAATAACGTCTGGGTAGGTTGTTAAAGCTTGCTCTAGTCTTAAACCTATTCTAACACCGCCAAAGAGACAGTTGCCAAAGACAACAGGAACACTTCCACCTTGCTCAGTTATATTGGGAACACCATTATATAGTTTAGATAGATTGGAAGGGTCTTGGTTGTTATCTAGTTTATTTTGTGGTGTTAAGGCACGAACTAACATACCTAAGCCTATCACCAACCCAACTACAACCACAGTGGCAACTACATAACCTACAGCAGCAGCTGCAGCCGCAGATGCACCAGCCGCAGCTACGGCGGCAGTAACACTAGCCGCAATAGAGGTAAACAAGGCATCCCCAGTTATCTTAGGACAGATAACTAAAACATGATAGTTACTTAAGTCAAACTCTAACATAGTTGGCAGTATAGGGTAAGCCTTCTCTTTATCTTCTGTATAAACCGTATAGCAAAGTTCCTTTTCTGCTACTTCTTTAAATATATCAGGTTTATTTATCCTAAGATAGTCATAAAGTTGTACTAAATTTACTATTTGTACATTAAAGCGTTCTGCGGCTTGACCATTAAAGTATATAACTTGCATTTTAACCACCTATATCTGGGTGTCTATAAACCTTAGTTATCTTATTAAGGTAAAGTTCTAAAGGTTCAATCTTTGAAAACTCACCTTGATTAAGAACTGTACCGTTTCCTAGATAAATCATGGCATGATTATCCTTAAACCCTAGTATAGATATAATCAAAAGGTCTCCTTTCTGTAACTGCCCTGTCTTAGTAATATCAATAAGATTATTACTTTTAATAGCTTCTCCAACATTATCTTGTTGAAGTAAGTTATGTTCTTGGAGTTTATTATCTTCAAGGACTCGTTTAACTAAGTCTGCCCAACTTTTCTTTTCTGTAAGGTGGTCAGTTAATGGAATTTTAATAGTAATCCCAAACTCGAAGTGATAATAATCTCTAATAAGACAACCACAGTCGGATACTCCAAAGATATACGGTCTATTTAGATACTCTTTTGAGGGTTCTGGTGGAACTTTTAATGGTTGGTAGTATTGGCTTCCATCAAAAGCCGATATATATAATGGAAGACTAACTTCAATAGCTAGTGTAAGGTCTGCCATAGACGGTGTTTGTATGTGAATATGACTTCTTTGCGTGTGTGAATGTATAATTGCATAGATGGAATCTTTATGTTCTAGGAAAGTTAACGGACAAAGTTCAAAAGATTTAGTTGGGTCTTTTGCAATGTTTGGTTGTTCATGTAGACTACCATCATGATGTAAGTATCCGCAAAACTCGTTTGGATAAGCTCTACGAGTTGCTAACTCTATTTGAAGTAAAGTTGTATCTGAAAGTATCATATTATCTCCAATATGTTTAGTTATAGTTAACATTAGATAGACTTAGTATAAGCTAAGCCTTCAAATCTCATCTTATCTCTGCCGTCCCTAAGCATCTGGCGGCGTGGATATTTCATCTGGAGGAAGTTCGTGTAGGTATTTAAGCCGTACACTAGCTGCCCCGCCTGTTTAGAAAGCATTTGATTAACTGTAAAATGTCTCTTCATTAAAAACAAAGGTGTACTACTTCCAGCATCAGCTCCTATATAACTCTCCGCAGTTTGCACATACATTACTTTAGCACCTTTAAGGTTAGGTACTTTGTAAACTGCTGAAAGCCAATAAGCATCTCTTTTAGCTATAGACAACTTGGGTGTGTCATTAGCATTGGTTTCATTAAAGGTAACATCTGAGATTATAATTGGAAATGCAAAGTATTCCTGACTATCCCAAAATAAACTCCCAGAACGTAGTGAGCTAGTTAAACGATAATAGACTCCATTATATAATATCTCAAACAACTCCACTAGGTTTGGGAGTTCTAGCTTTTGGATAAGTTGTAAGTTTTCTTCTGACATAACGGCTTGACAGGTTTATAAAGTATGCGCTATAGTACCATATAAATAAAAGATACACCACTAAATAAGGTACTTACATGACTGACCGTAGAAGCAATCCTGCTGAGATAGATTATAAAAGGCTCTTAGAAGAACATATCAGTTCAGAAGAGCTTTATAAGCAACAAACTACAGCCTCATTAATTATCCTTAGTGGTAAACTAGATGAGCTAACGGCTTCTACCACCGCAGTAGTTGAAGCTTATAAAACGGCACAACAAGCTATTAAAATCTCAACCTTCTTTGGTAAGTTTGTAAAATTCACGATGGGAATTATCCTAGCCTACTATGCACTAGATGGTTATCTTCATGCTTCTCATAAATAAATAAACATTATGGCTTCTTATATAGAAACTCCAGATACTCCCGCAGTTCTTAGTAGAGTTCAAGAACTTTGTGGTATTAATCCTAAGACATGGAAAGACCTGACAGATATTGGGACGTTTCGTGAGTGTATTACTTATAAAGACTTCGCAACTACGCTTGTGAACTACTATCGGCAGAATAAAGAAGCTAAGGATTTAGTTGTAAAAGCTAAGCTTGCAGAAGCCGAGGCTAAACCAAGATTCAAGAACTCGGAATTAAGGGATAAACTAGACCAAGTTACCATTGCTGAGAAGATTCAAAAGATTAACTTAGATAAAACTAGACAAGAAGAATTACTTATAAAAGTCCTAGTATCTAGGTTGGAGTATGTTGCTAAAGGTAACATAGAAGCCTTACTCTTATCCTCTTTCACTAATATTTGTAATATGTTACGCCATACGGCAGAGGAAAATCCACAAGTACAGGAAGTAATAGACAGATGTATTAAAGAAATATATGACCTTGCTATACAACTAGAAGAAGATGCCATACTTGATAGACAAAACTATGTAACAACTAAATTAAAGACTGAGTTCTCTATAGAAGAGATTGAAAGTACCTTTGATTTCACTACGGAAGAAGAGTCTTAGATGTATATTCCAAGAACCTTAGAAAATATCTCAGAAAGACTACTACTATCTAGTTGTCTTAAAGCTGTGTTTCGTCCTATTCTTAGATTATCTTCTATGGAATGGGCAACTAAGTACAGAAGTATAACTAGCACAGAGACTTCCTTTGGTATTGGTAAGTTTGACCCAGATAGAACTCCTTATATGGAGTACCTATATGACTGTCTTGATAATCCCTATATACCAGTTATAATAGGTCAGAAATCCTCCCGTATAGCTTGGACAGAAACCATTAATAATTGGCTAGGAAAAAACATACATACTAATCCTAGAAATACTTTAATAGGCTTTCCTACTAAGGATAAAGCTAAGGAGTATGGTAAAGGGAAGCTACAACCATTAATTGAGAATACTCCAATCTTACAGGAAGCAATTGACGTAGGACTTTCAGAGAATAAGAAAAGTATTTTTGATTACAATCTCAAAGGAGCTTGGCTACGACTTCGTACACTTGGTAGTCTAGTTAAATCAGACAATGTACCTACTATTGTAGTTGAAGAATTTGCAGACACACCCGATAATGTAAACAATCAAGGTGATACGGTTGCCGCGCTTCTTGACCGTCAGAAGCTTGTTCCCTTAGTTATGCGAAAGTTTGTAGGTGGTAGTACCCCTACTAATATGGACTTCTGCCAAGTTGAACGAGCTATTAAATACTCCAATCAACTTGTTTTCAAAGCTGAATGTCATGAGTGTGGTGAACTTATAGCTATGGATAGTACAAGCTTTGCGGCTATAAAAGTAGCAGAATTTAGTGAAAGAAGACTTGATGAGAAGTATGGAAGACAAGACCCTTTTAGTGCTAAGTTCTTCTGCCCAGCTTGTGCTGCTGAATGGACTTTTGAACAAAAGAACCTTAACATACGAGCTGGAAAGAAACATGGTTTTGTTGACCATACTGGTAGGTTCTCTAAAGGGTGGCATCCTAATAAGCCAGAAGTCACCGATACTTTTGGATTTATCTTCTCAGAATTACTAAGTCCTTTTGATGGTGGTAACTTTATTGAACTTTCTAAGAAAAGAATCTTAGCAGAAGTAGACCATGCTAAGGGGAAAGAAGGTTTACTAAAGGCTTTCTATAATACCTGTATGGGAGTTCCTTATGCTAGTGGGGTTAGTGCTTTAAGTGTAGAGGAAATGAGAAAACTCCGTAGTAACTATCCAGAAGGCATTATACCTAGTGATGGGCTTGTACTTACCATGGGGGTTGATGTTCAGATTAATAGGTTTGCTTATGTTATTAGAGCTTGGGGAAGAAATGGAAATAGTTGGCTAGTAACTTGGAGAGAAATCTTCGGTAATACACAAAACTACCAAGACCCTGTTTGGGAAGAACTAAAGAATGTTATTATCGCAGATTATCCTCATGCTGGTGGAAAGCGTTTAAAGATTTCGGGTTGTGGGATTGATAGTGGGTGGAATACAGAGCTTGTTTACAGATTTGTACTTGAGATGAACCAGATACAAGGGTATGAACACGTCTTTGCAACTAAAGGGAGTGATGAACTAAGGTTCTCTCATGATGAAATCTACAACGAACCTGCTGAAATGGATATCTTAACCTATAAGTCAGCGCGTAGAAGTCTTGCAGAAACGATGGGGGTTAAAGTCTATAATATTGGGGCGCATAAAGCGCATAATGAGATACTTAGAAGGGTAGGGCTTAACCTTATAGATGGTTGTAACCAAGATAGATACTTCTTTAATGAGCAAAGTTACGGACAGTACGAAGACCAGATGGTATCATGTAGGAAGCTTATTGATGTAAGAAGTGGAACACAAAGAGAAGTTTATAAATTAGTTAGCGGTAAAAGAAAGGAGGCTATGGATGCTGAGAAGAATGTGATTTGGTGTGCCTACGCCATTGGAATACCCTCATATACAGCCCCCCATTGGAAAGCTATTGAACAATTTTTGTACTCGTAATCAATAGTTTCTTTTTAACTTTTTTATGGTATAATGCTTCTTACTTAATAAGGAGTTACCGATGTTAGAATTTACACAACTAGAGATAAATGAAGCTTTTGAAACTAAGGTCTTACCAGGACTATTACAACAAGAGGCTTGTCGCCTATATATTAAAGGTAAGACTGGTTCAGGTTATGGTGTAACTACGATTAGAAATATTCAGGTTAGGGTACATAGGTTAGCTTACGCTTACTATAATCAGACCAATGATTTACAAGGTTTGTTTATTCTACATGGATGTGATACTCCAAACTGCGTAGCCAAAGAACACTTACGACTAGGAACTCATAAAGAAAATATGCAAGATAAGATAGACCGTGGTAGGACTACTAGAAAGTTTACGGATGAAGAAATTAGAGAGGTATATACCTCCACAGAAACTTCATCAGAACTAGCTAAGCGATTAAATGTTACTAAGGTAACTATAAATACAATAAGAAGTAGAAAAGAATGGTCTAAGGTAACAGAGGGTTTAGAAATTAACATACCAACTGGAAGTGAACGGACTAGGGAAGCCTCTGCTATTCTAACTAAAGAACAAGTGAGAGAAGTATATTTAGCTAAGGATACTTTAGCTAATCTAGCTAAACAATATGGTACAGATACTACAACTATATCTAAAATAAAATGTGGTATTAACTGGAAAGATGTAACGGAATCTTTAGGGGAAGCTGGAAGCTCTGAACACCCTTTTAAAGCTAAACTACAGAAAGATACAGTAAAAGAAATTTATCTTTCTAAAGAGACTTCTAAAGTATTAGCTATACGATACGGTATAACACCTAGAAGTATCAATCAAATACGTTCTAAAGAAACGTGGAAAACTTTTACAGATACCTTAGATATTAATTAGGAGAAAACATGAACTACCTAAAAGAAAGACTTAAAGAAAAATCAACTAAGACTGCTATTATTGGTTTTGCAACCGTAATTTTATACCATCTCCCAGCTATACCAGCCGATATTGTAAATGCAGGTTCTTTACTAGCTATTGCTTTGTTTGTAGGTGTTGGAGCTTCTGAGGGTTAAGATGAGTAGTATGGATTCAAAAGACTTCCATGTGTGTCATATTTTTATTAAAGAAAATAATAAGATAGTTTGTAAGAAGTGTGGTAAAATTGAACAAATAAATTTAAGTTGGTCGGATTTAGTATTGCCTCCGATTAATCTTTGGTCTTTACCAAGCTAGGAGATAAGTATGCCAACAATAACTAGACAAGAAAAACTTACTATAGCTTATGCTGACTTGGCTAAAGTTAATGCCGCCATTGACTTAATGCTCTCTGGTAAGATGATTCAACGATTAGAAATAGGTTCAATGGAGTTCCGAAGAGTCTATGACTATCAAAAACTTAGCTTAGCTGATTTGAAAGAAATGCGTAGAGAGCTTCTTGAGACTATTGATACTTTAGAGGCTACTTCCCAAGTTACTTATAGAACTGGAGCAAGCGTTCCTTTAGTAGTTAATAGGAGATTTTGATGACGGACACAACTTTCATAGTCCAAGACTTATACCAAACCAACTATGCCGCAGCTAGTACAGAATACTCCCTAGCCCACCGACAGGCTAGTATAGGGGACGCAGACACCCTAGGGGTTAGTGAGATTTTATTCCTAATTGCCAGAAGTCGCTATATGTGCCGTAATAACGCCGTAGCTTCTTCTGCGCAAGACAAGTATGCAACCAAGTTAGGAAGTATAAAGGTTACTTGGAACTCTCCTGATGGCAGTAAACATGACATCATGCAAGACTTATGGGATAGCTGGGCAGATAACCCAATGCTAGATGGCTTTGGTAATCTTGATACTTGGCAAGTAGCTTGTAATCATGAACGCTTTGCGTCTGGTAAGGCACTTACAAGACTTCACACTGTAGTTACTGAACATCCAATTCCTTTAAAACTCCAAGGTATTCCAGCGGAGTATTGGGATATTAACTATACAGGTATGGATAATCCTAATCTTAATCAAAACGGTTTAGTAACAAAGTACGGTATAACTTTCCAAAATACTAAACCATTAGCTTATCACTTCTTCAAAGAAGGTTACTTTAGTATTAAACCTGCACCGATAAAAGATGGTTGGAAAAGAGAAATAATTGATGCTAATGATATTATTAATTGCTTTGAAAGAAAGAATGCTAACCAATGGATAGGAGTTCCACTTTTAACAAGTTGTCTTATAACTATCTATGCGCTCGAAGACCTTTGCGATGCCACAATTAAACAACAAACTAATGCTAGTGCAGTTAGCTGGATAGTTTCAAGTGAAGGTTCATCTTTACTAAGAACCCCAGTTGGTAGTGTCTCCGTTCAAGGAAAGAAAGACCTTAATGACCCTGATAAACAAACTATCTTTAGGTCTGCAAGTGGTAACGTGCATTATTTAGCAACAGGTGAAAGACTTGAGCAAGTCCAAAGCACCGACATTGGCAATAACTTAGTTCCTATGATAAAGAGTGAGCTTGAGTTAGTAGCAGCAGCACTCAATATGCCCTACTTTGAACTAAAAGGTGATACTTCTGGTATGGACTTCTCAAGTATAAGAGCAATTCTTATCCAATGGAGAAATAGAATAGAGTTCATATATAATATGATAACTATCCCTACACAAATGAAACCTTTAGTTAATCGTTTTCAATCCTATGCAAAACTTAAGTATAAAGTTGCCAATGCTAAACCTAGTTTTATCTTACCTAGATGGTATGGGGTTGATGACTTAAAAGATGCACAGGCAGACTTACTTGAAATAGCTAGTGGTTTTACTCCTATAGACCAAATATGGGCAGAGAGAGGATATACCCGTGAACAGATAGAAGCAAGTATTGCTACTATGAAAGAAATGGGACTTTATGAACTTCTAATGCAAGCTAACAGTACAGCAAAACCGAGTTCACAAGAGGCAGTAGCAACTACGGCTGCTCCATAAAAAACTTCTTTACTTTTCCATACTTATGCTATAATAAACACCATAGGAGAATTTTATGAACCGTAAAGAACTATTTGCACAACTTAAAGCTAATGAAACTAGACTTATTCAGGAAAAAACACTGAAAGTTAAGTTTGCGGATAGTTGTGTAGCGTCACCAGAAATCTTACAGCGTGTAACTCCAAAAGAGAATACTACTAAAGCAACTGGGGATATTCTAACCGAACCTGTTATCGAACCAGATACCTTACTTGTAAAGGTAGTAGCAAACACGGCTAACTGGATGGACTCTCAAGGTGATGTTCTTACTGCAGATTCATATAAAGCAAGTATCTTGAAACGTGGAATATCAATTCCACATATTTTAGACCATAAGCATAGTGTTACTTCTTTTGTCGGTGATGTCCAAAAAGTCTATACTGAACAACTTAATCTAAAAGACTTAGGACTTTCCCAAGAAGGAAGTACCACTGCCCTTGTTTTTGAAACATTAATCCGTAAGGATTATAATGAAGATGTGTTTAAGTTCTATGGTAATGGTAAGATTAACCAACATAGTATTGGGTTAAAGTACCAAGAGATTAGACTAGCTTTGGATTCCTCTGACCCAGAAGATGTTTCCTACAAAGACGTTTGGGATAAATACTATCCAGATATTATTAATAAAGACCAAGCAGACCAACATGGTATGTTCTGGGCAGTTACTAAAGTGGATATCTTAGAAAACAGTGCTGTACTATTCGGGGCTAACGAACTTACCCCAACACTAGAATTATCAGGTAAGTCCTTAGATTTACCAGAAAATGATTTACCAACCCTATCTGCTCAAGTAGAGCAAGGAGAAAACACAATGACTGAGTTAGAACTCGCATTGAAAAAAATCTCAGAATTAGAAACTGAGGTGAAACAAGCTTCTGCTTTAGCTACTAAAGCAGAAAGAGACCGTACAATAGGTATCTTAGAAGCTGCAAAGACTTTTAGCCTAGACCATGAAACCGCTATTAAAGCTATCAATAAAGCTAAATGGGATGTTGAAGATGTTGTAGACTTCTTTACTTCTATTAAAGCTGAGAAAGATGCGGCTCAGACAATTGATACTTCTGTAGTACCTTTTGGCAAAACTTCCGAAAAAGCGACTGGTGCTTCTGAACACTATGTTCCTGATTTCTTAAAACAACAAGGAGCTAACTAATGGAAAGTCCACATACAATGGGTTATTGGGAGCATCAACAAGATGCTGGCTTCAAGAACTACCCTTTAAGAACCACAAATCGTCCTTTTGTTCCTGAGTGCTCAGAAACTATCACAGTTGCTTCTGGTCAAGTCTTAAAAGCTAGAAGCTTTGTTAAAAGTAATGCTTCTGGAAAGATGATTGCTGGCGGTAACATCTCTGAGTATGCAAAACTTGTTCTTAGCGGTACTTTAGCAGATACAGATACAGCAATTGCTGGTGGTCTCACAGTAACGGCTACTGGTGGTGTAGTTACTGCTGCACAAGTTATTACTGCTTTAGTAACTGGAGCAAATGTAGGCTTTGCAGTTGTAACTGGTACTTTATCTGGTTGGACATTAGTAGCTGACCCATCTAGTACTGCTACACTTTGGGCTTATGCTACAACAGGTATTACTAATGTAACAGACTTTGCAGTTACAGGTACCAATACTTCTTTAACCGAAACTGTAACTACTGTTGCTGGTTCAACTACTTTCCAGAAACCTTCTGGTATTCTAGCTATGGATGTTGATGCAACTTCTGGTGATGTAGTTACAACTATGTATACAGAAGTTTATGCCTATGAAAGTGAAGTTATCTGGGGTGTAGATGTTGCTGTTGATGTTATTACTAAAGCAGATGCTACTACTGTAGCTTGTACAGCCTACAATACTGGTGCAGTAACTCCATTACTTCGTAAGATGTATGTTGAGAGTACTGAGTTTGAAATCGTAACACCTACAGCGGGTGAGGAGTTAGTATAATGGCTGATTTAATCTTAATGACACCTTACCAAAGTGGCTTACCTACTTTAGATGGTGCAATCACAGCAAACCCTTTGCCAAGACCCTTGGCTATGTCACAGTGGTTTGGGCAAGAAGTTACAACTACTAAAGATAGAATCAATATTGATTATGAATTTGGGGCAACTAACTTAATTGCACGTTTCGTAGCCCCGACAGTAGATGCTGCTAAGTTTGCCCATCCTAACTTTGGTACAAAAGAAATGACCTTTGGTTATGCTAAGGCTGCTGTTGAAAGTCCTGACTTAACTGAGATTTCTCAAAGAATGTTTGGACAACCTTTCGGTGCAGAACAAAACTTCCAAGCTAACTATGACATAATTCTTGCAAAAGATATGGATAGAGCTGAGAAGAGTATTGAGAACTTAGAAGAATTATGTGCCACACATTTATTAGTATATGGTAGTTATACAACTGCTATCTCTGGTAATAATGCACAGCATCCTTTAGTTACTTTCGACTGGGGAAGAACTACTTTAACTAATAGTTCTGCTACTACTCAAGCTTCTCGTAATGCTAATGTAGCATCAGTCTACAATGATTGGATTCCAGAAGTAAACTTAACAACTTTGAAAGCTAATACTTCAACCGATGTTGGTGGTGGCTTGTCTTGGGATGCTAAAGATAATACCTCTGGAACTCCTGCAACTGTAACACCTGTTTCCGTAGTTGACCCAGTTGAACAAGTTCGTAGAATGGATAGAATCTGTTCTTATCGTGCAGGTTCTACCGAAGCTTTTGTTATGAGTGATGATGCTTGGGCTTGGTATAAGGCTGCTTTACAAGGTACTAAATACCAAGACTTGTGGGACTTAACAAAGAATGCTACTCCAAGAATTACCAACCCTATCTTGGATATGATTCATAACTTCCAAGGCTGGTTCTTGCGTGGTTATATGCTAGATGACGTTGGTATGACTGTTCCTATCTTTGGCTACAGTGGTACTTATGATAACATTGATACTGGTGTTAGAACTAAGTATTTTCCAGATGGTTATGTAGTAGCCTTACCTAGTAGAAGCTATGGTAAGAAAATCTACGGTCGTATTATGCACCCTAAAGCGGCTTGGCTTCCTGCTAAACGTTGGGTTAATCAATGGGGTAATACTAAAACAGGTTATACAGAGTGGGAACTTCACTCCAGTTTCTTGTTAGGTCATACTGACATTGATACTGTAGTTAGTTGGAAAGTATGTTCTACTGCTCCTACTGCTACTTTGTAAAGTTACAGTTGTAAGGCTGTGAAAACCGTGGACGGCTTAGCTTATCTCCCTAAGTTCGTCCACACCTTTATTGGAATTTAACATGAGCAATCTAGTAATACCAATACAACCATCTGGAAGGTCTAATAAAGGTGAACTTACTAAATGGTTAACTCAAAATCTCGAATCATCTTTAAAAATAGAAAGGTTTAATCAGAACTTAGTTGTTTTTAAAAATGATTGGTGTAGAGCTGCTTCTAATTTATATACAAAAAGAAGTCCAAAGGAGTTTGCAAAGACTGTTACTATGAGTGCTTTAATGAAAGGAACTGCAAAAGGTATCTTAGAGGGAAACTCTGTTAGGACTTTAGCTAATATAACTTTGAAAGTTGAACAGAATAAATTAGCCAGCTTTGAATATGATACACATCTTGGTAGTGTATCTGGTGGAAAGTATAGGATAGTCAGAGCGGCAGTTCTAAAAGGACAACGTAAGCAAGTAGCTGTAATTGGTAGAAAGAGTAGAGATAGTATATATGCGGTTGCTAGGGACGGGATTACCCCAAGAGCTAAAGGACGTATCAAAGGTTTCATACCTAAAGGAACTAAAGGTAAAATCTTTATTAGACTTCATGAGCATACTTGGGTAAGTGGTAAACGTACTGAGATAGCTCAAATGTATGGTATACCAAATGCCTACTTATTAAATAGTAAAAGAACAAAGACTGCATTTAACTTTGACCAAAGACTTAAAGACTTATGGAAACCTTAGCAGATAAAAAGATTCAGTTAGATGTTTTTGGAATAGTTTTAACATTTCCAACTTTCACAATTAAAGGTATCAACGGAGAAGACTTTACTAACATAAACTTTGAAGTAGATGCACTATCCCATCGTGCTATAGTCTTCTATTGGCAAATTACTCAAGAAGATTGGAATAACTTTGAAATTGTTAAAGATGATATTTTCACAACAACGGTAGTTAATAAAGTCTTTAGTTGGAAGATTGCACAACGTCCTATCCCAGATGTTTATGGTTGGGTTCGTATAACCGCTAACTTGGTAAACCTAGTATGATAGACTTAAAGCATCTTGCTAACTATCTTGAAACTACGTTAAGTATTCAAACAGATATTGCTAACCGCTTGTTCCAAATTGGTTTATCTTTTGAAGATGACTTACCAATTATGGAAGTTTGTTATTCCCGTCTTATACCTGCTAAAGAGAGTGAAATTTTACAAAGTAGTGCCTCTGAGATAGACAACGAATGTGTTATGTTTATTGATGTTGTTTATTCTGCTACTATGTATGATAATAATAATATCTTTATCTATCAAGTAGGTTTACAAAAACTTTGGAGAGCTCTTCATGCGTATCAACCTCAGCAGTTTGTATCTACTGAACAAAACTTCCGAAGTTTCACAGCTATAAACGGAGACTTTATCACAGACAATGGTAGAATCATTACTAAACTTGTCTTTGGATTTACTTTTGATAATCTTTTAAACTTTAACCCATAAGGAGAACCTAATGGCTATTACCGTAAGACTTCCAAAACAAAAGGAAGTAATTATAGTTCCTAGAGAACTTAAACCCGATGAGAAGTTAAAAAGTGGTAAAGCACCTTTAGCTTCTTCTGAGAAAGAAATTAAACCAGAAGACCTTATTAAGGAGTCTAACTAATGGCTAGTACAGTAAACTTTACCGAAAAAGCAGTTGCTATCTATGGTGCAAAACAAACAGGAGGTTCTAGTATTCCAGAATCTATCTCCTCAAGTCAAGCCTTAGCTGCACTTACGTTATCGTTTGATGATAACATAACCTCTCAAGAAGACCAGTATCTTGGTAATGTCATGCAGAGAGAAACCTCTCTATCCATAACAGACCGTTTTGCTGATGTTAAGTTAGAAACAATCTTACCAAGATTAGGTAGTTTGTTCGGAAGACCCATCTATGGGTATGAGACAGCTTGGTTACAAGTATTGGATAGTATCTCTAGTGGTACGCTTATCTTTGCTGGTGTTACTCAAACTATGACAAGTTTGGCAACTCCTAATCAAGTTATTGAAGAACTCTTAGCTTACTTATATGGTGGTAGTGCTACTCAAGGACATTCAACCTTCATAGGAACACCCAATGCTGGATTTAGTTATACTATAAGTACAGAAGATGGTTCTATTATGTTAGCAACAGCTTTAACTGCTAACACAAATGTAACTAGCTTAACTTTAGGAGGTACTCAAGCTGCTAAAGCTTCTTTAAATGTTAATGACCAAACAACGGGTGCTTTAGCTACTATCCCTTTTATCCCTTTTATGGAAGCTGGAAAGTTTCATGTAATTGCAGATGCTGGGTTATCAATCACAGATGCTTTGTATGATTTGTATATAAGAACAGAGGCTAAGCTACAGGATACATATACTGAAACAAACTGGACAGAGAACAATTTACTAAATGCACAAAGAATAGCCTTAAAGTTAGACTTACTTGACCTAGGTGCTACTGGTAATGCGGCTACTACGGCTTTACTAGCTAACTTAGTTACAGCTAGAGCTAACACTGCCGATATTATTGCTAGAACAACTACTACCTTGAATGGTATTAAAGTTCTTTGGCATAACTTGTTGGTTAATTTAATCGGAGACCCTACTGGTGCGGCTCTAGTTGCTGACCTTATCATCGATGATGCTGTTGTTAAAGCGGCTGTTGATTTGATAGATGTAGCTACACTAGGTACAACACTCGACTCTGCTTTAGTAGATGCTATTACTAATACAAACACCGCAGTCCAACAAGAATATCAAACAATGTTTGATAAGATTAGAGACTTCTACTTACAAGCAGAAGCTAAACAGTTATTGTTACCAGCGTTAGCTACCACAGGTACAACGGCTGCTAAGACTTATGCTACTTCTGCCAATACAGTTGTGCAAACTCCTATTACAACTGCTGACCTTATCCCTGTAGTTTCACAACTGTTGTTTACCAATGAGTTTGCTAGTTCAGAAACTATGACACTTCATGTAAGAAAATCTTCTGATAAATTAGTTGGTTTACAGAAGGCTATTATCATTACTGATGCGGTTGCTACTGTAGACTTAACTATTGAAATTGGTCAACGTCCTAAAGTTGCCTTTAACTATCATGGTAACATTTATGATACTGTTAATATTGCGGAACTTAGTTACCCTATTACTAGACAAAAAGCTGATGCTGCTTTTGTAACCAAAGCTGAGAACGTAAGAAATGCTTCTTTGCAAGCAACTGGTTCAGGACTTATTCTTAATAACGTTTGCTTTAGTAAACTTACCGCTACTAATATTGATGGTTTTGAGCATCAACGTGTTATGACTGGCTGTGAAGATACTTGGGATATTGCTGCCAAAGCTGGTAGTGTTACAATTACTATCCTAGAACCCGAAGCAAATACTAATATCGTTACTCAGTTTAATACTGAGGATAGTCTTGGACAGGAATTTTGGTTTAACTTTAAGCAAGACGGAACAAGCGGTAACACTATTGAGGTTGAACTGACTAAGTTAATTCTTAAAGGTTACAAGCAAACTACTGTTAATAACCGTGCTGCTTTTGACCTAGACTTTGTTTATAGTGGTTTTGCAAAGATTCTCTTGAAGTAAGATACTCTGGGTAGTATAATTAGCAGGGTAGGAGAAATCTTACCCTGCTTTTTTATTGGAGATAATAATGACAGATACTATAAGAAGTATTAGCATAAGGTATTATAAGTTACCTTTTAGAGCTAAGGTAGCTATATCACATAACCTAGGTTTGTTTAATCCAGAAGATTCTAATTTATCTGATTTAGAAAGGTTTAAAAAGGTACTTAAACTAGCTAAAGAAAGATGCCTCTTTTTTGAATTACTTAAAGAAATTGAAGCTTATGAACATTGTTCCTGATTTTATAGAAGTACCTTTAAAAGCAAAAGATGCTACTTGGGAAGTGGACTTTACCGTGGCTTTTAAATTAGTAAACCAACCAATGGCTAGATTAATACTCAAAAAGTTGATAGCTTCTAGCTATGAAACACAAGTTTCTATCCTTTTAAGCAACATTGTTTATGTAGACAAAGTTGCACTCGGTTCAGGAAACTTGACTAATTCCTTTGAAACTGCTATCATGAAGTCTCTATTAGCAAGTTTCCCTTACTTTAAAGCAATTCTAGCTAATTATGTTTCAATTCTTCAAAATATGGAATATATACAAAGAAGAAGCTTACAGGAACAAAACTTATTCGAGATTGGAAAATACCAATATGAGTTAGACTATGGTAAACAAGATTCTGAAAGTAAGATAAAGGAAGATACAAAAGAACTACAGGAAAATCTTGGGGAGTTTATGAATTTTGAAGACGAAGAGGAAGTTAAGAAACCATTAGAAGTAGCTAAAGAAAAACTAACGATTTCAACTTTACCTAACTTAATTTGGAAATCAAATAATCCCTATCTTGAACTATTTAATATTGCAAAGTTATATAGAAATGAATGGGGGATACTAAATCCTATTGTTATTATAGAACTTGCTAAAGAAGCTAGACTTAAAATTAGCGATACATTAAGTTTTATATCTTTGCTATATGCTGGATATGAAAGCATGAAACCACCAACTAATTAATTTGGAGATAACCAAAATGAAATACTCACTCGCTTTACAAACGCCAACGGTTCTTATCAATGCAATCGTTAAAGATTCTGCTGGAAAGACTGACCAACTACAAATTGAGTTTAAACGCTACCCAATTCAAGAAGCTAACCAACATTTAACTAAGTTCGACAAGATTGCCGAAAGTAATCAACAAACTCTTGAAGCTATTAAAGATGGTAGTTCTAGCATTTGGGAATCCTCTGTCGTAAATGAAGCAGAAGATGTTAAAGCTTTTGTAAAAGAACATATAGTTGATTTTAAGAATGTTAAAGGTCAAGATGATTCAGGTAAAGTTGTCAAAGTTGCTTCTGTTCGTGCTAACGGTGATTTGGATAGTTACTTTGATTTGTTGTGGGGTAGCTTTCCTTACAGGGATGCTTTGCGTACTTCTTGCTTGCAAGCTATCCAAAACACAGCAAGCAATTCCTAGTTTCCTCGCATGATGCTCTAAGGGGTAGTTTTCTACCCCTCTTTTTAAAACCTTTTGGAGTTCTTTATTATGGCTGAGTCTAAAATAACCTATGTACTAGCTTTGGATACGTCTAATGTTAATTCCCAAATTAGTAAAGTAGCCTCAAGCTTAGATAAACTAGGAGCTAAAAAAGGTCAGAAGATTATTGACTTTGATAAGGCTAGTATTAAACAAATAGAAGACCATCTTACTAAACTTCTAAAGTTGCAAGAAGATATTAAAAGAGGGGCTAGAGACTCAGTCAAACAATCCCCATATTCAGTAGTAAATAAAGCAGGTACTTTAAACACGGGTGCAACTACTACGGCTGTTAGAAGTGCTATTGGTAAAGTTGGTGATGCCTATGTACAAAAGGTATTGCTAGAAGTTGATAAAGCTAAACTAGCTGAAAGTAAAGCTAACATAGCTAAGTTCTTTGCCGAAAAGAAAGCTTTTGAAGACCAAGCATATAAAGAACTTGCGGCGCAAGCTACTAAAGAACTTAAACTAAAAGAACAAATGGCTAAAGTTGAAGCAGATAAAGCTTCTGCCTACACTAAACAGACTGCACAAATACAAACTCTTGTAAAGCAACAAGCTGATTATCTAGCCAAGATTGAAGCTACTAAAAAAGCTCAAGATGCTATTACGCAGAGTTTGTTGACTAGACTGAATGCTGCTAAATTAGATACTATTACGCAAGCCTCTAACGCTTCTGCTAAAGCTTCTATTGACTATAGACAAAAGATAGAAGAAGAAGCCCTTAACAGAAGGCAGCAACTTGAGCAGCAAAAGATTCAATGGCTAGAACAAGCTAGACTTAATGTAGAGAATAAAATAGAGACTGCAAGTTTAGCCTCTATTGCTAGAGTAAAAGCTGCTGATTTAGCTAGACTAGCCGCAATACAAGCTAGAGAAGATGCTCTGCAAGCACATAGAGCCTCTATGATGCAGACGGCTCAAGGTGGTATTTATAATGGAGCTATGCTAGGAAGCGGTGCTGCTTCTTCAAAACCAACTAACTACACACCCGACTTAAGAGCTTCTGCTGATAAGCAAACTGGACTTATCAAAGGAATGTATGAGACTCAGACTGCTTATAATGAAAGAGTTAAAGAGGCTATAAAATTACTTGACCAAGCTAAGACTGGTGTTATGAATCTTGATAAAGCTCATAAACCTTTCCTAGAAAGAATCTTTGACCTAGTTGTTGGCTATAAACTTATTAATGCTGCTGTTAATACCTTCACTAATGCAATGCGTAGTGTTCCAGAGGCAGGCTTGCAGTTTGAAACTACCTATGCAACCTTGAAAGCAACATTTAGTGTAACTACTAAAGTTAATGAACAACTTGCTTTCCTAGATAAACTTGCGCAAGATGCGGGCATTAGTATTGATGCCTTACGGACGAGTTTTGTAGAGTTCGCTGCAAGTGCTAAGTTCTCTGGTGAGTCCGTAGGTAATATTCAAGAAATCTTTGCTAATATATCTAAAGCTGGTATGGTTTTACACTTACCCGCTGATAAGATGAAAAGTGCTTTCACTGCACTTAACCAAATGTATGCAAAGAACCAAGTAATGATGGAAGAACTTAAACGTCAGTTAGGTAATCAGTTACCTGCTGCGGTTAATATCTTTGCACTTAGTATGGGAAAGACTACTAGGCAGCTAATGGATGATATGAAGAAAGGTTTGGTAGTTCCAAAAGAAACCTTATTAAATTTCTCAAGAACTTATGCGGCTATGTTTTCCGACCCAGCTAGTTTATCCTATGCAAGCCAAGGTGTTAATGCACATATTCAAAGATTGTCAACTGCTTGGACTAACTTTGCAACCACGGTTTATGAGCAAAGTAAAGGAGCTATTAAAGGTGGATTAAGCCTAGCTACAAGTGCTGTAGATTTTCTTACCAAACATATAAATGGTTTAACTAATGTCGTTGTTGTTCTTGGTACTACTTTAGGTGTTGCTTTAGTAAGTCATTTAGGTATGGCGACCAAAGCATTACTATTAACCAGAAATGCTGCCTCGTTAGCTGCTAGTAGTATGGTAAGCTTAGAGGTTGCAACTGCTTCTGTAGCTGGTTTGAGTATCTGGGCTAATTTAAAGATGTTTGCTACAAGCACGTTAGCGGCTATTCCTCCTTGGTTAAAACTTGTAGCTGTAATAGGAACTGCTGTTATGGTTCTTAAAGACTTGGAGGTTGGAACGGTTAACGTTATGTCTTCTTTAAACCAAATAGGTGGAAAAGCCGTTGAAGTTCAAAAAAGTATTACCGTAAGTGACTTAGCTATTGCTAGTTGGGATATGTTAATAGAAAAAGCTACTAAATACTGGGATATGATAGGAACTGGAAAGCCTACAGAAGCTCCTAAGAACTTTATTAATGCTTTAGATAACCAAAAACAACCTACAATAGGGCAGACACTTTATAAATATGCACCTCTAAGACCTGTTTATGAGGCTGTGTTAAATAGAGCTGGTCAAGACGCTAAAACTAAAGCTATAGGAGAGGAGGCTGCAAGACAAACAGAATACATTAATGAGAAAGTTAAAGAAGCTTTACTAGCTGGAACTACAGGTACAGTTGATGAAACTATGGCTGGTATGAATAAAACTGTTACTATAGCTTTACAACGTATTACAACTGAGTTTGATATAGCTACTCAAAGACTACAAGGACAAACATCGCTCCGAGTTAAGGAACTTCAACTAGAGCTTACCAAAGTACAGTCTCAAGAAGCTTTAGGTACTATTACTAAAGGGCAGTCCTTATCCAAGGTTAAAGCCATTCAAGATGAAATTTACAAAGCTAATAAAAAAGCTCTGGCAGATGAAAACTCCCTTCTAAAAGAGCAACTAAGACGGGTAGAGTTGATTGGAGATGCTAAGTTAGATAACTCTAAACAAGCCATTGCGGCTTCGACTCAAGAAGATAAGTTAGCTAAACTTAGAGAAGCTAGGGCTAATATAGTAGGAATATTGCCTACTTTAAAAGATAGTCCATTTAAAGACCAGAAATCAGCAGAAGAAGCCCTAGGGTCTGGCACACTTTCACAAGCTTTAAAAACTCTAGCCGTAGAAGAGTGGAACAAGAATAATCCTACTAAACCTTTATTTGATAAGATAGATGTAACCAATACAGCTATTATGGAACAAACTAAGGCTTTAAATAAAGCTAGGGATGAGTATGCTAAGATAACTACAGAACATACTGCTTTACAAATGCGAGTAGCAGAAGGAACTACAACTTCTAATGATTTATTGGAAAAAATTGTAACTAATACAGACCCAGCTAAGGTTACACCAGTGGAGTTTACTGGTGTTGCCAGCGCAGGTGCTTCTGCTACTACTGCTACTGACTCAGCTAAGAAAGCTATTGAGTTCTTTATCTCTAAGGGATGGAAACCTGAACAAGCTATGGGTATAACAGCCAATATTCAAGGTGAAAGTAGTTTTAATACGGGTAATGTTGGGGATGGTGGAGTTGCGTATGGCTTAGGGCAATGGCATCCAGATAGACAAGCTAACTTTGCAAAAGCTTTTGGTAAGTCTATTAAAGGTTCTTCTTTTGAAGACCAGCTTGCTTTTGTAGATTGGGAACTTAAAAATACAGAAGCTAGGGCTGGAAACTTACTAAAAGCAACTAAGACAGTTGCGGAAGCTACTAATTCTGTTACAGCTAACTATGAAAGACCTAAGTATACTTCTAAAGACCAAGCAATTAGACGTGATATAGCTAAATCCTATTTACCTTCTGCTGGTTATGTTAAGTCTGGGGCAGACCCCATAGCGCAAAATGCCTTAGATATACAACGTAAGTTAGAGGCTAATACACAAAAAGGACTAGAACAAGATATTGAAAAGCAACAGGCTGATATTGAAGCTGCTAAGGCTAGTTTGCTAGAGAACTTAGCAAATACTAAGGCAACCTTACACGCATCTTTGCAGCTTTCTAAGACCACTAAAGAAACTGAACTTGCTAAACTAGATAATTTAACTTTTCCACTCTCAGAAAAACAACGTCTAACTAAGACTGCTGAAATTAATACCAAAGCTAATCCAGAACTTGTTTCACAGATTGACAAACTTGTTGCTAATGCTAAAGAGACTATACTTAGAACGGCTGACCAAGCTACTAAGTCTGGCTTACAAGCAGAGATTCTTAACTTAGAGAAAGAACGTGCAAGTATAAGTGCTGAAACTCTTAAAGATAAAACAGCTATTGAACTTAATAAGATTATTCCATTACAGGATGCTTTAGAACGTAAACAGTTTGAAATACAGAAGTCTTTAGAGGAAAGTTTAGGAATCTTCAATGAAGAAACCGTTGTAATGAGTCAAAGACTTTCTCAAGAAGATACTATTACCTTACTTTATAAAGAACAAGCTAAGTTGAAAGAACAATCACAAGGAATGTCTGAGAAGGAAAAGAAAGTTATACAAGATAAGATTGATTTAACAGAGAAACAACTTGCTCAACTTAACCAAATTGAGTTAATGAAGGCTAAGATTGCACATAAAGAAACCATTAATAATGCCCAAGCTGCTTATGAAGATGCGGCTGCCCAGAATTTACCAATGGCACAAGCTGCAAAGATGGGTGCTAGTGGAAACTTTATAGGTGCTTTTGTTACAGAAGAAACTGCAAGGTCTAAGTCTGATACTCTTGGAACTAGCCTATCACTTTCTAAACAAAAGTTAGCTCTCTCAGAGACTCAAGGTGGTAAAGGTTCTGAGGAATGGCTAAAACTTCGCACAGAGATTGCCCAAACCACAACGGCAATGAATGACCTTGCCTTTGCTAAAGATGCAGTTATCAATCAAGCTACTGCTGACACTATGAACTCTATAAGTGACCACTTTGTAGCTTGGGCTAACGGAGCTGAGACTGTTAACGATGCTTTCAGAGGTATAGCTATTGACTTTGCTAAGATGATTCAAGAAATGATTATGAATGAACTTAAGCTACAAGCTATTAAAGGTATTACAAGTCTAATATCAAGTGGTTTTGGATTTGCTTCTGGTGGTAGTGTAGGTGCTGGTGTTCTAAGTTCAGGAGTATCTTCCTTTAAGTCTGGGGCTGGTTTTGCTACTGGAGGTGATGTTAGAGGAACTGGTACTGGAACTTCTGATAGTATTCCAGCAGTTGTACCCGTTGGTAGCTATGTTCTTAATGCTAAAGCTTCTGCTAAAGCTAAGAAGAACCGATTAATTAATCTAAGTCACGGTGAGGTTGTAATAAGCCCAGAACAGGTAGCAAGTCTTGGACTTGATAATCTTAATACTATGAATAGTCAAGGTTATGCAACGGGTGGTATGGTTGGTGGTGGTTCCGCTACTTCTTCAAGTTCAAAAGGTTCAAAAGTTTCTAATATAACTAATATAAATGTCACAGTACCAGAAGGAACTTCTAATCCTAAACAGTTTGGACAAGATGTTGCAGTTGAGCTTATGAAAGCGGTTGCTAGAGAAGAAGCAAAAAAACAAGTTAATATGTATGACAAACAAAAGAAGAGGGGATAATCCATGATTGCTATGCCTTTACCTTGTAAGATATTAAAAAATAGAACATCTTCTGTAGTAGTTGATGTTCGTTCTTTTGGCAGTATCTCTAAGGATATCCTTAGCATTAACCCTCATAGTATTGGGGAGACTATTGCCTTTAACTGGGGAAATCTTAGTTATAGTGATGTTAAAACTATAGAAACTGCCTTTAGACTTTCCAAAGCTAGTAAACGCTTTAGTTATGAACTAGGAGTATATCAAATGGAAGATGGTTATACAGTAACGGTACAGGGAAATAAGCCCACTATTCAAGCAAGCTTTAAGAGAATACAATGACAACAGTAGCCCTTCCTTATGTTAATAAACTTTCAGCTAACTATACTAAAAAAGTAAGTTTTACCAACAACGCTTGCAAAGCCAATAATCAATATCTAAGAAAAGTTGGCGTAGGTATTGATAACCATCAAGTATCCTATGACCTTAAGTATATTGGACTTACGGAAGCTGAACTGCTAGCTGTAGAAACTTTATTTAGTGTGCAATATCTTGGAGATTTATTAAGTCTACAAACTCCACTAGATTCTTCTATTGAATACTATCAAAAACCAGTTTCATGGACTAAGGATAGTTATTTTAAATGGCTTAATGGAACCGCTAGTAGGGTAACTGATGTTTCATTTAGTTTAGTATTAGGCAATGCTATGACTAATATGGTAAGAACAACTCCCCACCACCTAATCACAACCCCAGCCCCAACTTTCTCCTCCGCTTCCCCAACTTACCTTTTCATCCCTAACTACCAAAACATCACCCCTAACCAAATAACTCGCTTAACCCTTTC